CTTTTATTCTCATAATATCTTTTTACAAATATAAATTATTTTACTTGATAAAACCAAAAAAAGAGGGAGATTTTTATTTCCCCCTCTCTTTTTTTAAGAAATGATTAATTACTTAACTACCAAACTAGTTAAAGCAGTAATCAGAGCAGCGTTGTTGCCACCATCTATCAGATAGATGATGCTCTTCTCAGTATCTCCAACTCCGCTTCCTACAGCTTCAGTTCCGCTGTAAGATTCGAAAATGAAAGAACCGTAGTTAGTACCGGCAACAGGCAGACCAACGGTAGCGTTGAAGTTACCGCTAGCAAGCAGCTGAGCACCAGTAGCACCAATCTGGGGTGAACCAGCGGTAGTTACAGAAGCACTCAGGTTAGCACCCACACCCAAAGCGAAGATAGGGAATCCAGCTTTAGCAGTAACGGTCAGGGTCTCAGTACCAGCACCACCAGTCTGGGTAGCAACTACACGAGTTGTCCAGTAAGGATGAGCATTAATAGCAGCTACGAAAGCGTTAACAATTTTCAAACGACTAGCAGTAGCATCAGAGGTGTATTGGAACACAGCCTGAATTTCCTGAGGCAAATTGTTGTCAAAAGCCTGTCCTTTTTCTGCACTCAGAACAACACGATAATCGGTGTTATTAGCAGCAGTAGGAGTAACAACAACAACACGCAGAACTTCAGCAGCATATGCTTTGTAAGTTCCGTTTTTAACACCCAACAGGTAGATAGGGAAGTTTCTCAGAGCAGCAGGAAGAACTGCTAAAGTAGTAGCTCCACCAAGTGACAAATAACCACCTTTGTTTACAGCTGTGCCATCATTAGCAGCAGGAGCTGTAGGAATGCAATAATATTCAAAAGTTTGTGACATGATTTATTTCTCCTTAATTAATTAGATAGCGAATTCGATCAGACCCATTTTGTCTGCAACACAGTACAAACCACAGTCAGAAAGAATGTGGAAGTCAACACCGTCAACATCGCTAGTACCCAGAGAAGCCATGGTTCCACCAGAGATAGCAGCCTTAATGGTGCTAGGATCACTGCTGTCCAGACCGATCATACCGGGAACGTAGTTAGCGATAAGTTCATCGTTGTTGAAGTGGTACTTCTGGAGGGCAGCGATAGTTCCGCTTCCGTCAGCAGCAGGGATAGGAGTCATGTCGATGAAGTAGATAGAGTTGCTCATCTTAGGTTTTCCGTTGATAGCAGAAAGTTCACCACGGAACATTTCGTCATCAAGCAGAGCCCAACGAACAAATTCAATCTCGATACCAGCATAGGCATACTTCATTACGTTCAGACCGGTAACTGAAGTTCCACCGAAAGTGTTGGCATTACCAGCATATTTGATGTAGTCACCGAGGATGGTCTGAAGACGAGCCAAAGCAGCAGAACCCATAAGAGCTACGAGTTTACGTCCACCTTCAGCAGATACACGAACCATTTGCTCCAAGAAATCGTTAAATACGTTCTGAGTCAATTCAGCAGTCAGAGACAGGTAAGAACCACCATTGTTGATGATAGACCAACGAAGACCACCAGTAGTGTAGTATTCGCCCTGAGGACCGATCTTGATAGCACGCTCAGAGAAGGCATATTTGTATTCCAACTGCTTAGCAAATGCTTTCAAGGTCAAATCGTCATAGCTCCTCCACCAGAAATCGCCATTCCACTTCACGAAAGAAGCGATACGATCTCTACGGCTTTGGTGGCTGCTCTCACGAGTAACAGCAGTCAAAGCGAAGTCGGTGTCGGGAGTGTAGTTCAGAGTGCTCTTACCTACGCTAGAACGGTTAGCAGAAGCGTCAAAGAAACGCTTAGCATTCTGACCAGCAAGGAAGTGAGTACCAGCTACGAAAGAAGATACGCTGTGAGGAGCAACTACGATAGCGTTACCAGACAGATCTACGTTGGTTACGATACCCTGTACCATGTTACCATCAGCAACGATGTCACCGATACGGAATTTGGTAGCATCTACAACAGCTACGTTCAAAGCACCGCTACCTACAGCAGTACCGTTAGCTACGATTTTAGAATAAACACCCAAGTTACCAAGCGAGCTGATTTCTACTTTAGCTTGAGGAGTAGAAATAGAAGACGCAAGTTTAGAGGTAAGCTGAGTCAATACGTTATACCCGTAGTCTTGGGCATAAACCATCGCCATCTTGTTAGGCAATGACAGGCCTTTGAGCAGAAGTGACTGACTCAATGGCAGGTTAGTGATAGTTGACATTTTACTTTAAATTGTTTTTTTTGTTTTTATCCAATTAAGCCTGGAACAAGCTGTTAAAGGCATCTTGTGCTGCCTCAAGTCCCGAACCAACAACTGAACTTCCACCAGTCATGTTTTTGCTAGGATTGGTAACTTCTTTAATTACCTGCTCCCGGCCTTCATTCTTGGCTTTAGTTATGTTGGCTTTTACCAAATCTTTTCCATATTTGAGCCAAAGCCCGATGGAATACATTTTGGCGATGTCGAATGAACCGTCCTCATTTTGGAGAGTAAACTCTTTGTCGATAAAGTTTTTTAAATCCTTGGACATTTCGTCTGTAATTTTCAAACCGTACAACTCTTTGCCTACAACTTCCTGAGAGAATGAATCCAACTCGGCATTGTATTTAGCAGAAACGGCCTTCTGATATTCTTCGGCTTGAGAATTAGATTGTGTCAACTCTTTCAGTTTACTGTTATTCTTCTCCTCAAACTTCTGTTTAAAAGATTCGGCCCACTGTTTCTTTTGGAAAATTGATGCTGAGTCCCATTCCATTTTGGCTTGTTCCATTTCATCTTCTGAAAGATTCATAAATTCTTTCAGTCCCTCTTCAACCAATTTATCTTCTGACCAGGTAGAGTAATCTTCAACTTTATATTCTTTTACAAAATCAGCAAGGGTCTTTCCACTTTTTTTGTATTCTAGAACAAGTTTTAAATCATCATCCAATTCGAACTGAGGTTTTTCTTCAGTCTTAGTTTCGGCAACAGGAGCATTGGTGGTAGTAGAAGTAACAGAAGTTGTATCTTCTTCCCACCATTGTTTTTCTGCTGTTGGTGTTTCAGGAGCTTCTGCTTTAGGGGCTTCTGCAACTGGTGCTTCGGGTTGAACCGGTTGGGGCTCAGCGGTTTCGGCAACCGGAGTTTCAACCTTTTCGGGTTGAGGAGCTTCAGATGCCGCAGGTGTAGTCTGAGCACTTCTCAGTTGCTCAGCAAGATCGTTCATAAATGATTCTGACATATTTATACAAATTTATTGTTTTTTCGACAAATATACAACTTTATTATTGTGGAGGCATCATTTGACCACCCATCTCAGCACCACCCATTTCTCCGCCACCCATCATTGCTTCTTCAGCAAGTGCGTCTTCGGGAGAGGCCTCTTCACTAGTAGCTTTGTCAAATGCTTTTTCTGCCATCTTACCTTGAATACCAAGTTCAGCACGATAATTAGCACCTTCTTCTTTCATTCCGGCAAGAGCTTCCTGTTGTGCCATTTGCTGTTGCTGTTGCATTTGTTGCATCATCATCATCATTTGCTGTTGTTTTTCGGCATCACGCTTTTTCTTATTCATGGTATACTCAAGCTGATTTTCAAGTTCAGTGTAAGTCTTGCATTTTTCAACTTGCAGATATTCCATGAAGTCGATAACACCGTTCTGCATTGCAGCTTGTGCAATAGCAAGCAATCTTTCTCTAGCTTGTTCATCAATAAAGTCTTTAACCTTGATGTATACACCTAGTTCTTCAAATTGAAAATCTTTAGTTACTTTCAACCATTCTTTTCCTTTTGTACCTACAACTGGAATAGTTGTTTCAGGTTCGTCAATTAGAGTTAGTTTAAACTGATTCAGAGCATAAGCTAACTGTTTTTCGATAAACTGAATATAACCTTGGTATAAATAAGAAGTTCCAAGATTTGACTGAGCAATAGTTCCTGCCTGGGTTTTGGCACCAACATATCCCTGCTGCTGTCCGAGAGCAACTTTAGGAATGTTAACAATCTCTTCCATCAGTCTTTCTTCTTCCCTACGCAGTGAAATTAACTGCTGAACATTTGGATCTAGAGTCATATCTACTACTTCTACCAAACGAGCATCCTGACCGGCAACAAAGTCTTCTCCGGTTGCACTACCATCGGTGATATGAATACCCATACGCTCGAAATCACTAATTACATCACGAGCTGTTGAAGTGCCTAATTTCTGACGATTAATTAGATAAACTTTACCTTTGGCCCTATTGAGCATTTTGGTAATTTCGTTGGTAATGTAATCGATTCTATCTTGATGCTGGTGCAGACGCATAACTACAGACCTGTTCTCGCCCATCACCATATTAGGAATAAATACTTGCAGAGGTAGAAGAACATCGCCAGGATTATCGGTTTTGCGAACTATATTTGTAGTTTCTCCCCAATCAACGATATACTTATTACCAATCAGAGTTGCTTTATAAACTGTCTTAGTCCAGTACTGACCATTTCTTCCATTTCTGATTTTCTGATAGTGAGTATTACCAAATTTATCTTTGCTCTTCTCGTAACCCAAATCTTTCATACCAACCCAATATCCGGTAACGGCTGCCAGGGTGGGAAGATTATTTACGTTGAATGCCCAGTTGGTAGCGTAAGGATGGGTAGTAAGATCAAGCAGCTGATACAAATTGTTTGAGTTAATCTCTTTTAATTCTTTCAGTTCTTCTGCACTCAGCGAGTCCTGATATCTTTCGATAATATCGGTAATGTTCAACCAGTCTACCTTACCAACAAAACGAGCGTCCTGATTGAAATCATCATCTTTTGCCCGGTCTATAATAAGGTTGTGCGGAAGCACCATATCAAAATACTGTTTGCCGTTCTCAATTCTATTCTCAATTCCTACAAAACCACCTAACAAAGTATAAAGGAAACCTTGCTTGTATTTCTCCATGTAGGAGTTGCGATTTAAAATATCTTCGCACATACGCAGAGCGAGTATTTCACTACGCTCTTTGTAGTTGTATTCCATATAACGATATACGTCTTCCGGAGTTTCGAACTTTTGGGTCTCAGGGCCCAAAGGCTGAAAATTGATTCCAAACTGATTCATTGCCTCAAAAAGCTGAGGTGCCTCAATCTTCAATAGTGCTTCTTCTAAAAGTTCAGTTTTTCTATTTACCGCATCTTTAGATTCTGCCTTAACACTAGGTTCAATATTCTGAACCATATTGATAGCATTACCAACCATAAAGTCAACAAGACTAGTAACTTTCTGACCGTTAATCCAAACAGTTGGCAGATCACAGTTGTTCTGATCCTGAGTGGTGTAGTAGTAATCTTTGTTGTACTGTCTGCCAAGATAGTAAGTATACATCCTTACAATCTCATCCACCGGATTCATTAAGTCACTACTCTTTCTTACTCTAGAAATACGATCATGCCTCTTGTTAAAATGAGACATGATAAACTTGATATTCTCCTTATACCAGTCTTTTGTTTTTTTGCTTTCGCTGATAAACTGGTTAGGTTGATTCGTAATAGTATACGGCATTAGTTACAAAATTATGGAAAAAAATTTGGATTTTACAATTTTTTTGTCTTAATGAGTGATATTTGCATAATGATTTCAAAAAAGTATGCCCAATATTTAAAATCAAAGGAATGGGTTGATCTCAAAATTGATTTGATTTCAACAAGAGGACAGAAGTGTGAAAAGTGTGGCAAGCACAAAAAGTCTCCAACACTTCTTCAAATACATCACATCACTTACAAAAATATTTTTAATGAGTCTCCAGAAGACTTGATGATTTTGTGTTCTAGGTGCCACAGGATTGAACATGGTTTGATTAAGGTTAAATCTAAAAAAACTACTAAAACCAAAGCAACAAAGAAAAAAAAGAGTTCCAAAAGTGTCTTTAAGAAAATCGATAGAAAAGAAAACAAATGGGTTAAATCTCAAAATTGGGCAAAATTTAATGCTTTCAAATGAATTAAACAGAATTTACCCTAATTTAATATCATTGCTTATGTTGACTGTCTATGAATACACACTTGTTTAGCAGGAGGAGATAGTGAGTGAATTCCTGAGATTATCAGGTTATCACCATCTCCCAAAATACACTCTTGTTTGAGCTCTCCGGAGAACCGCAGTCAACATATAGGTGCTACGATATGGACTCAACTTTCAAAGGCTATACCCTCCGCCTATTATACACCTCAGTCCTTAGTGCCGGTGTTGCTTCTTGAATAGGTTCCCACAGTAGAAGCGTACTTTAAATGCGCTGCCGTCACGTACATCTGTACCTCCGAACCACATCTAAAGGATGAGAGATTAACTCATCGGTGCAAACTTAATATCACGATTCTTCTTTGTCAACTATATAATGTCTTGGAACGCACTTTTTGATGTAGAACTCAATAAATTCGGCACCTTTGGTTACCAACAATTTCTCAACAATAAGTCTAAAAACGTATTTATCGTTAAAACCATACTTCTTTTGCAAGATGTCCAGGAATGGTTTTACTACGTTATCTACGTCAGATGCCATATTGCTGAGACCCACAATAATGGATAGCTCAATAGGCAACTTGGTTTGACTCATATCTACATAATCCAATTTCTCCATGACTTCTTTTTCGTAAGCCACATAGTCCTTAGTTTTAAATCTTTTACCCTGCCAGCACTTATTGACTGATAGGGGTTTAATTTCTACTCTGTTTGATAAGAGCAGGATATTCTCGTTTGATGATGTCCTCATTTGCTTCTAAATCTGTGAATAATAAAAGTTCCATTGGTATACCGTAGAACTCGGCAATACCATATGCCATCCGGAGTGAGTAGAGATTATGATCCTCATAGAGTATTCTGTTCAAATCCGGATCGTATTCGATGCCCATAAAGCTTTTAATCTTCTGCCACGAGCAGTACTCTCCATGCAGTCTGCCCAGGAACTTATTATTTCTTCGTACCCGTTCAGTCATGGCAGTAATGGCCTCATTTAACTTTTCGTTATGGTATCTTTTACGAACATCAGTAATCAGTTCGTTTTCTACCATGATATTCAATCCTCTTTTTTTAATGGATTGAATCTTCTTCTCAAACTCGTCAAATGTCATTTATCTGAGCTTCAAATTCTTTCAGGTATCTTTCGTTTTCTTCGATGCACTTCATAACTTCTTTCATGACAATGATTAATTTCTGCTGATCTACCAGAGATTTGCCATTGAGAATATTATAGACATCGTACTTTTTGATTCCGAACTTAGAGGTGCGGTCCACAATACGGGCCATGTCGCCTCGCTTCAGCTTTTCTTTGAGGCCCAAAACTTTATTTTTTAATTCGTTATTCATATTCTTTTACAATTTTACGAAAAAAATTTGGAATTACCAAAACTTATATTATCTTCGCATTACATTTTTAAACATAAATAGACATGGGATTAAAAGCAAACACAGGTAAAAAGACTTACCTGTCAATTAGAGAAGGCAAAATTGCCAAAAAAGAAGGTGATCAGTATGTAATGTTCGATTCAGTTGAAGGCTACCTGATTGGTCTCAGCACCAGGGAAGGTAAGTACGGCACAGAGCTGTGTATTGACCTAAAGGATGATGAGGTGTATCAACTGCAACTACGTATTAAAGGAGAAGATGCCGGTAAACAAACTGTGCACTTTATCTCTTTTGCACACTGTGCTCCTAACATCGATGTAACTAAGAAAGTAGAATTTATTCCTTCACTCAAGATTGTAGACGATAAAAAGAGGTCTGCACTATTTTTGAAGCAAGGCGGTGAAATTCTCAAATGGGCTTACAAGCGTGGTGAAGGAATGCCTGATCCGGAAGAAGTGTTCAATAAAAAAGGAGATCTTGTCTCTACCGACTGGTCAGAGGTTGAAACATTTCGTATGGATAAAGTAAATGAGTTGAATGCTCGTTTGTCTGAGACCAAAGAGTTTAATACTATGATTGCCGGTCCTTCAGTAATTGAAGAAGAACCTGTAGCTGATCCTAACTCAGATCTTCCATTTTAATGTCACGAGGCGTAGCTAATCCTACTCTTGCCGATAAGATTGGTAAAAAGGTGGAGCCTGTTCACATGAAGCATTATGCTAGTGAACAGGTTTCCATCATACGCCAGTCTTCTATCAAGAGCGCAGTTGAGCTGATGAGTAGCTGGACTGCAAAGGAAGAAAAGAAGTATAACCCTCAGCAATTGGTAGAGTTAACCTTACTCGCTGCTGCTGAATTTGAAAAATGGGTATTGAGAGATGAATCCCAGGGATGAGGCAATTGAATTGATAAAGTGGTTTGTTGAATACGAGCCTACTAAGATGTCCGATTACAGTTGGGTAGAATGGCCTACAGCAAAAGCATTTGCTAACAGATTGGTAGAGGAGAGGATAAACTTGATTCTGCTCACTAAAGACAAGGACTTTATCATGCAAAATTTACCGCATCAACAACAAATAAAAGAAGAATTAGAAAACTTATGAGCCCCAAACATAAAGCGATTGAAATTTATGAGATGATGTACGAAACTACTCCGGATATATTAACCTGGGGTAGTCGGCATCTAGCTGCACTTGCAGCAGCAAAAAAGTGTGTGCATGAAATTTGCCAAAGTATGCCTACCTATCCTTGTGATAGTCATGAAGTTGGGTCTCAGAGAGATGTAATCGACTGTGCCTTAATATTCTGGAAACAAGTAAAAAAAGAACTAGATGAATCTACAATTAGTACAAATTAACAAAGACAAAGCCTACGATGAATGGCTTAACTTCCGATCACGAGGTTTAGGTGCCTCTGAGGTCGGAACATTGATGGGAGTAAATAGCTGGAAGAGTCCGGCTGAGTTATATTACCAAAAGATTGGTCTCATCCCCCAAAAGGTTCAGCAGAATATTCCAATGTTCATGGGGACTATTATGGAGAAGACAGTTGCAGAGATTTTCTCGTATTGGGATGGTAGTGATGAGTCAATGCTTAAAAACCACGAAGAGGGTAATAAGGTCCGTAATTTATACGAGCCGGTGGGTTATATTGTCAATCCGGAATATCCTCATCTATTCTTCTCGCCTGACCGGTTGCAGATTTCTAGTAGCGGTATTCGGGTACGCAATGGACATATTAACCTGAGCAATGTAGAAGCCATTATTGAAATCAAGACAATCAGTGGTTGGAGTAGTAAGCAGTGGGAAGGTGGAGTTCCTCCATCTTATTATTTGCAGCTGCAAACCTACATGATGGGGCTCAACGTGGATAAGGGTTACTTGGTTGCTCTAGAGGACGGCAGAAATTTAAAGGTCCACTATTTTGAAAAGGACCAGGAGATTATGGATGCCATTGCCAGTGTAACAAAGGATTTCTGGGAGAGAGTAGAAGCAGGTCGTTTAGCCCTGGAGACTGATGAGGATTACGATCAGTTTGCCCCACCACCGGATGGAACAGAGGCATATGCAGAATATTTGAATACACGTTTTGCCAACCCGGAAGAGAATAGTATAGTAAGCACTCCGGAGATTGACGAGCATATCGAGGAGTACTTAGCTATTGGGCCTCAGATCATGGATTTAGAAGAGAAGAAGAGATTACACTCCAATTACATAAAGGATTACATGGGTAACAATATGATTATTGACAGTGAGATAGCAAGAGTAACTTGGAGACCCAATAAGAACGGTACTAGAGTATTCAGGATAAATTAATGAAAGGGGATAAAGAATGGTACCAAAATATGTGGTTGACACGACAGAATCATCAATGCGAAGAATGTGGCATACGTCTTCCACACTTTCATCCGATGTTCATATCGCATATCATTACAAAGGGGAGCTATCCGACTTTGAGGCAACATCCCGAAAATTGGATGCTCTATTGTATGGATTGTCATCAGCGTTGGGAGTTCTCCGGGAAGAGGGAGACGATGAAGACATATGCCAGGGCAATGGAGATAGCTGATCGATTGAAGCGAGAGTACCACGAAAGCAAAAAATAACATGAAACAAGACTGGATTAAATTAGTAGATAAGTACTGGCACGCTATGAGCGAGGAGACTAGAAAAGATACTTTTGAGGCTTTGGTTTCTCACTCTGATTTTCTTGATATGATAAAGCATGAGGAAGTTAAATTATTCCATGCCAGATTTAATCCGGATAATCAGTTTACAGTAAACACAAATTATAAGGGTACTGTAAACAAGATGCGAGCTTTTAAGTGGAAAGATAGGTATTACGTTGGGTCTCGGGCCTCAGTTAACGATGAGTACATTACATCAGTAGAAAAGATATGAAGAATACACCAATAGAAGATATAATCGAGAAGATAAAAGGGGACGCAGCAATTACTCCTGAGACCCGAAGTTATATAATCGCTACTTACTTGCGTCCGGGGCTCAGAATAGAAAAGGAAGAGATTATAAATGCCTGGGTATACGGTACACTAGAAATCATGCACCCATTCAAAACGGCAGAGGAATATTTCAATCATACCTTCTTCAAAGATCGTTTACTATAAATTAGTATTATATTTGTTCCATGAGCGATATAACCAAATGCAAAGGCGATGGCTGTAAGAAGAAGAGGAGCTGCTATCGATTTTTGGCTCCGGCCTCAGATTACCAATCGTACTTCATGGAATCCCCTGTAAAGGAGGACGGTACTTGTAGTCAGTACTGGGAAGTAAAAGGAGAACATAAAAAAGATGAAGAACAAAATAAACGCTAAGCAGTACTTGCGTTATGTCAAGACATTTGCCTGGGCTATTAAAAAGAGCCAGACAGAAATCTCTGAGGCCGTACTTAAAAAGAGGATAGACGATTATCCGGTAGACGCTAGAGATCTAAGAGATGCCATTACCTGTATAGAGACAGGAGAGGGACTGCGCCCTACCGGTACGAGCATAACCGATTTATACGCAATCAAAGAAGCATTAAAGCATATACAAAATGAAAGCACAGCAGATGTATCAGGAGATACAGAGTCTCAAGATGAACATGGATCCGGTACTAGTGAAGCGGATAGCCCGGTACTCGATAAGCCTAGTAAAAAAAGAGCTACAAGAAGTAGAAAAAGCAGCAAGGATAAACCTGAGTGATCCGATTAGATTTTGGGATGAATTAGGTAAAGAAGTAGAAAAACTATGAATGTAATAAACTTTTCGGGCGGAAGAACATCTGCCTATATGGCAAAGCGATTAATAGACGAAGGACTAGAGGACTATATAGTAACCTTTCAAAACACCGGTAAAGAAATGCCTCAGACCTTAGAATTTGTAAACGAATGCGATAAGAGATGGGGCTTGAATATATTGTGGTTAGAATATCGCAAACCTGCTTCTTTTGCGGTTGTTGATTATGAAACAGCAAGTCGCAATGGAGAACCATACACACAGTTACTTGAGCAGAGACCGGCTAGTATTCCGAATCAGCAATTCAGATTCTGTACTTTGGAATTAAAAATCAATACACTCAAGCGTTATTTGAAGAGCATTGGTATAAAGGATTATACTTCATTTAACGGAATCAGATACGATGAGCCTAGAAGGTGGAGTAAAGCACAAGAAGATACAGAACTACCACTGGTGAAATGGAAGATAACAAAGCAAGATGTATTGGACTTCTGGAGTAAACAAGACTTTGATCTGAAAGTAAATGAGCCATATGGTAATTGTGATTGCTGTTTTCTAAAAGGTAAGGGCAAATTAGCTGCCATTGCAAAAGAGAAACCGGAGTTATTTGGTTGGTGGATTGATGTAGAGAAACAAAGCGGTCACCAGTGGAAAAAGGAAATCAGTTATCAGCAGCTCAAAGATAAAAGCACAGCACAGCTTGGTATATTTGATGGTGATCCATCTTTTGAGTGTTTTTGTAATATTGACTAATAAATTGTAAATTTGTACGTATGACACCAGCACAGTTTATCGGAACCCTACTTGCTAGTCGTGATGCTATGCACCTGGCACACTGGAACAGCAGAATATACTCAGAGCACAAAACTCTTGGAGAATACTACGAAGGCATACTTGAGCTTACTGATAAGTTCGCAGAAGCGTATATGGGTGCCAACGATAGGGTAAGAATTGTAATCCCGGAGACCAAGGCAGAGAATGCTAGAGCACACCTAATGGGTCTCAGAAAGATACTCATTGCCGAATCAGAGAATTACGATAGCGAATTAGAAAATATAATAGATGAAATGTTGGCTCTTGTAGATAAGACATTATATCTGCTGACATTAACATAAGGGAAAAACCGCCAAGTTAAGATAGCCGGGTAACTCCGGCTTTTTTTTATTGGCTATTTGATTTGTATATCTTGTATCCTGCCTGATTAACAAAATCATCTTTTACTTCTATCCAGTTAAACTCCATATCGTACTTGTGTTTTGCAGGAGCTCCTTTGCTAATACAATAATAAGTATCATCAATAGCATAGACAGGCTGAGTGGTGTGTCCGTAGTGATACCGATAATCTTCTACTTCTGAATAATCTAACATGAGGTGTTGTGCGATTGCTTCTCTTTTGTTTCTAATTGTTTTGTCCATTCGGCAAATATAAGAATTTTAAAGAGAAACCTGCTGCTTCTATTCTTTTTATTATCTTATATGTATATAAATATATAAAAAAAACATATATACATATATCATGCGATATAAGAATACCAATAGTTTATTGCTACTGACATTTAGCCCTCTAGGGGCCACTAGCCGATTTGAACTCTAAGGTTCCAGCTAGCACGATTCAATATCTCGCAGCAGGTTTCTATGATACAAAGTAACAGAGATACTGTGCGGTTTTGGTGCATAGTTGTCACGTTTTTTCAAATATTTGTGACATATCTTTTTGACGCAGTCATACCTTTTTGTCACAAAAGTGGGGTAAATTTGTGACAGATTTGTAACAGAGTTAGGGATGTCGTATCTTTGTATATATGGACGAATTCAAAATCGTGATGGATTGGCTTGCTGTTTTTGCAGCTGCCCTTGCTTTGTTTGTGCTTTGGTTGAGAGGAATAGATAAATGAAGATAGCTAGATTACGTACAAAGAGGAAGAGGAAGTTAAATTCGCCTTTGAATAATAAGGAGCTTCGCCTCACCCTGCTGTGCATCCGTTATGCCAAGGTTAATAATATGGTCAAAGAGATAAAAAGATTATGTTTAGACTACCGCTCATACTCGAAGTAATTGCCAATAACGGCAATGAGGAAGACCAGGAATATCTGGAGGATTTGGGTCTCAGTTCAATTTATGAAGAACCCACCTTCCCTGTCTTATTCTACCACATAGACCATATACACGAAGACGAAAGAAATACAGAAAAGGAGCCCCTATCTGTAATATTCAGCGGAGGAGAACAATACATCGTCAAGCACAGTCTAGTAGACCTAGCCCAAAGGATCGCTAAACTTCTATAAGAGTATAATCAATCACCTGCCCATTGACAAAGTTGTTCACTACTTGAAACCAATGGGTATCAGGTATCACTTGACAACCGGCAGACCAGTTAGCAATCGCCCAACCCTGTCCACCACGATGGAAGTTAATTCCAAAAAGGCCTACTTGTTTATTTACTCTATCCAAAGAACGATCCCGGCTGCCATCTCTCCAAATAGTAATAGGCAATACCTGCATAAAGTATGGGGCTCCGAGCCACAGCGTTTTCCAATTCTTATTAGTAACAAACCGGTGACTACCGATCACCTGCTGTTCAGCAGTAATAGCAGTACCAGTTACTCCTTGATAAGAAAAAGTAGGATTAAAGATATACTTATCCCCGGCAGTAGTAGAACATGGTACTATAGATACACATACTCCCCCTTTGTACACAATAGCAAAATCGTCAAAGGTATTGCTCAACACTTGATCTGTTCTGAGGAATACAATCCCATCTTTAGGCTTAATCCATTTTCTGCTCTTAATAGTATTGGTAATAAACCAATCTGCTGCGGTTAACGTCTGAGCCCCAATGATTCCGTCAACGGTTAGCTGAGCACCCTTCTCATTTAATATCTGTTGTAATCTTTTCATAATCTTTTTGCCAGTAGAAAATAGGTTCCTTATCCACGTACTCCCCAACTACATCAGATCGGAAATCCGAATCCCAATGCTCTGCCAAAGACATGAATAAAAGATCCTCGTGCTCATACCCAATATCATACAAACGATCCCTAATAGCTTTCATAAACGCACAGGTATAGGTAGAACATATAATAACCTTGTGATAACGAACCTGGAATGTCTTTGCAGAAACACCGAAATAAGTCAGATATTCCTCTTCCTTCTTCTCCTCCGGCACATCTATGCCAATGATGATTGGTACGAAGTTGGGCTTAGACACCGCATGAGCCACTCGCTGAGACAGAATAGAACTGTACTCAGGATTAATAGATAAAATAACCGTGTCATAGGCATCAACAGATGGCATCCTATCTATCATGCCCTTAATTAAACGATCCTCTTTGGCGATGTCTATCATACAGTACAAATATAATATAAATATGTATACCCGGCAAAAATAAATCCCCCCCCCTATTATACCCGGTAGTACTATACCCGGGGGTAAAATTAGACCCCCCCCTGGTGCATGAATTTTTCCAGATTTTGCAGGCAGGGTAAAAATATGCGGAAAGTAGTGGAAAGCGATACTTTGTGCATAGAAAAACTTTGTGTGGGGGGTGGGGGTAATAATACGTTACACAAAGTAGACATTTTTCTATAAAATATCCCCCCCTATGCTTAGCCAAATATCTACAAAACGAATCTACAAAAGCCTGATTACAACCCTTTCGAACTTATTCGATAAAATAAATCGAAAATGAATTTGCACCCTTACACGTTCGAACGAATGGACAACATATGCACCCGGACGCACACACGCACACCCACACGCATACAGGCACGCACACCCACACACGGGCACACAAGCGCACATACGCACACGCATACATACGCATGGGCGCACATACACGCACGCATACGCACGCACGCAAGCTCCTGGACTTCATATTTCCGATAAAGGTATATTTCAACCCTTTTTTTCAGCTCAATTTTTGCCCATCTAATAGGGCTATATTTCGGGGACTGATTAAAACTTAAAAATTTTTTTCAATTTATTTTTGCTTGCTAACTTATTCATTTTCAATCACTTAACTACCAATTTTTATTTAGAACCGTTCTAAATAGCGAAAAACACTTGACTTTTTTTTCGAATTGTTTTTAGTTTGCATTCGTTATCCACAAGCAAATGACAAACAATGCACACGGGTAACAAAGTTCTTTAATATACTACAGAGATTCACACGTGCGGTTTAACTACGGTTTAACCCATGACAAGCGGAGACGCTAAGCACGTGCAATGTAGCGTTATTTGACATAGCAATTAGGTAATATAAAGTGAATTTATTACCGCCATTGCCACATTACCACTTGTATACGTGACGAGTCGGCTGACACCGTAGGGCACGTATAAATGTAATGTTTATATACCACGTAACGGGTGCAAACGTAAAAGCGTGACAAACAATTTTGACCTTGTTTGTTGGGGCGCAATCCCCCCCCCGTTGCCCAAACTAAATTAAACAAAATAAAACACCATGAAAACTACATTTGAAATTTCGCAAGGCACTTATGTGCACACCATCAACGTAACTGTTAACAGTAACGTACACCACACTACGGGCGCAATTGTCGGCAAGTTAGCGCACCGTTTTTACACCGTACTTGCTACCATGCGCCTTGTCGGTAACGGTGCGGGCATTGACCTACGCAAGCCGTTTGAAATTGTCATAAAAACTGAAGGTGTGACTTTGCTCAACACCTTTGAAATTGACGAGCAAATTAAAGGGCGAATTACGTGCGGACTAACTAAACGAGGGCAGAACCGTTTTGCACGTTTGTTAGCTATCGCTTTTTGGGACGGTAAACACGAACTTACTGATGAGGTGTTTTGTGACCTATTAGATGAAAATAACACGTGCGAAACTGAACAAGTTATGGCGCAAGTTCGTGCGCTGTTAGATACACCTTATAATGAGGTTCTAACCTTTGTAGCTGAGAACGAGTAAATCTGAGCCCCAACCCCTGCAAAGTTGCCATGTTGCGGAGCGTTACCGCAAAGGGGTGCAAATTACCCAAACGACAAATATAAACGGTTGCGCTACGGTGCAACCCTCGAGGGCGGAGACGCTAAGTTTATACGGGCGGGCGTTATTTGAAATTGTGCACCAAAAAGTAAAAAACAACCTAAATTTCAATATATTATGAAAAAAGTAACTCAACAAGCCATCCGCAAATTTCTGGATGCACAGCCGTTCAAAAGTGGCAACACACAGGTACACGTATTGCCCAATGTAACTGTTTTATCTTTGCATGGCAACGAAATTGCCTACAAGTATAACAACCCCGAAAATACCGTGTCAATCTGTGCCTGTGGGTGGCTAAGTAATACCACAAAAGAAAGATTAAACGGCATACCTGGAGTAAGTATACACCAAAAGAATTACCAATGGTATTTGAACGGGCAAAAGTGGGACGGTCAATTGATAGACGTAAAATAAAAATAATAAAAACATGAAAACACTTGCCTTAATTTGTGCCGTTGGTAGCTTCATTGTTGCTGCCCTATCTTTGTCCATTACTCAGTATTTCCTGAGCTTTATTTGTATTATCTTAGGCTGTATCTATTTAGCTACCGTAGTAAATAATAAATAAAAGTATGGAATTCTGTATCGTGTTTGGGTTTGCCTCAATGGTAACCCTGGTAATTCTTTGTATTATCGTATACCTAATTGAAAAGTTATGAAATATACCATCATGTTAGACGGCAGTGTGTCGCACCGTAATTTGTCGGCAGCCGAAGCCCTGGCTACGTACTATGATTTATGTATGTATCATCCATCCCTTACTTTCTATATAGTAGATAGTAATGGGGTGCAAAAGTCCTTAATTGAATTAGAATCTGAGTCCCAAAATAAAACCATATGAAAAAAGCAGTATTCCGTGTGGGTGACACGATAGTGTTATTCACCTTTAGCAAAACAAGTAACAAGAAAATTGCCACAGCCACTGAAAAGATTGTGCAAACTTTCCATTTCAGCCGTGAGCAGTTCGAAGTCGCACAGCGTAAGACTACCATGCAAGAATTCTTTGGGCATGATGGCAAAGTTTGTTTCGACTGCCCATTCAGTGTAAGTAATGGTGCAAAGTTATCAGCGTGCTATACTCACAAGATGATGCAGTACACGGGCTTCTTATCTTCCCTACGTTCTATAGGTAAGGAGTACGGTACGTTCGATGCAATACCTTATCTGAGTCCCAAACTATTGGATGATATCGTCCAGGCTTGCACGGGTAAGTATGTCCGCTTCGGATCTTATGGCGAACCTATCCTTGTGCCTTTCGATATGGTGCAAAAGATATGTGCAGTGGCAAAATCCTGGACAGGCTACACTCATCAATGGCTTTCTTATCCCGAATACTCAGCGTACTTTATGGCATCAACCCACGCACCATGTGGCGAAGCTATGGCACGTGCCCTTGGTTGGAAGTCCTTTGTAGCTTCACCCGAACTGCTTAGCGGTATGGTTAACTGCCCTGCATCCGAAGAACAGAACTTCCGTAGTAATTGTGCTAAATGTGGCTTGTGCTCAGGCACAATGGGCAAGGGCAATAAATCAGTTGTAATACTTGAACACTAAAAATTATGTACCTAATAAAAGATAAAACCGGGCGAGGTTACACAGTAACCCTTGAGACTGGCACCGAAGTAATGGATAGCTTCATGGATGATTTGCTACACGAATATGAAGCCGAAGATATCGAGTCCTTTCTCGAGTCAGCCTATACCGGTGACGAACTGAACACAACTACAATTAAAGTAATAAAACTATGAAAGAAATAGAAAAGAAAGTCGCAAGCCTTACCGAATTGCAAGCTAAGAAAATTCTAATTAGCTTGTTGGAAGAAAGATATGAGCAACTGCATCAGTTAGCAAGAGAGCTAATGGAAGAAATTAATCCTGATGTTATGTTGTCATTAGATGAATTCATGCATGAGGTAGCAATGACCAAACGACAAAAGAAACAATGTGATAACCTATTAAAACAATTTATAAAATGAACAAGAAACAAGCAATCGAAATCATTAAGTCGGGACTCTTCTTCTCGGCTGAGTTTATCAAGAAAGATGGTAGTGTACGTACCATCAATGCAAGGTCTGGCGTAAAAAAACATCTGAAGCCCAATGCAAAGGAACCATCATATGATCCAAATGAATTGGGTTATAAAAAAGTATGGGACAGACAGATAAAAGACTATCGCCTTATTAACCTACAAACATTAATTAAAGTAAACAACAAAACAATTAAATAATCATGGGACGCTATTATTCTGGAGACATCGAAGGCAAATTTTGGTTTGCCCTACAATCAAGTGACGCTGCATCACGCTTTGGTGGTATTGAATCTGAACCTCAGTACATTCAGTACTACTTTGACGAAGACCATTTGGAAGATGTACAAGAAGAACTCAAAAGTATCGAGGATAGACTCGGTGACAAGATGGCTATCATTGACAAGTTCTTTGAAGATAACATGAGCTACAACGATGAAAAGTTGGAAGCTGCTGGTATCAGCAGAGCTGAACTCAGTGACTATGCTGACTATGGCTTAGGTAAACAAATCGAACAATGTATCATTGACAACGGCAGTTGCTCATTCGATGCGGAACTTTAATTAACAAATAGAAATGAAAACATTATTAAACTTTATCAAAAACGGTTTCAAAGATTTAGGTTATGCTTATTACGAGCATATATATTTTCACGAAGGAAGTTATTTCGCAGGTTACGTAGTGGTATATGAGTATAAATTCTTTTGGATAACCTCTCAAAAGCGAGTCGCAATATGCCTTGACAAGGAGGAGTTGAATTCAGTTTTAAACCTTTTAAAAAATAAATAATCATGCCAAAATTCAAACCACAGGTATCTTATACCACACAGCAAAGTATCATGGAGTATAGAAACTCCATGCGTAAACATTCAGTAATCGTAAGGGTGTACCCTACATACCGTCAGCTTGTCGCAGACATGGACTCCATCATAGAAGAAAGTATAGATGGCGTGGCTCGTGTATCACGTAGCAGACGTGGAGAATGGGGCGAATGGTTTGAGGTGTGGGAAGAAGATAGTTTTGGCAAACCTGCCATTGTTAAACAAGGATGGATGTAATAAAATAAAAACTATGAAAAACATTATTGATGAAAAGTTACAGAGCATCTATGAAAAGGGGCTCAGAAACATGATTGAATCAGCCTTTGCCTATGGTGGTTTTGAGAAAGGCTCGTTTACCTATAATAGGTATATCCTGCCATACAAAGAAAAGCTAGGCGAGGAAACATTTGAACGTATCTATGACGAGCATATAAAGTATCTGACTGAGAACTTTGAGGTAGAACAAAATGTTTACACTGACAGCGAAGGCGTTACATACAATTCACTTAAACAAAAATAAAAAAAACACACACCATGAAAATCGAAACATTTTGCCCACTATTTCCAGGGTTCTACAACACTATGTTTGAACCTTGTGAAGAGAATGAAATTTACTCACACAATCAGGAGAACAGCACTGATTTGTCCTATGATGATTTTGAATGGGACTATAGTGATTATCAGGATAGAGTAGCATCTGCCTTTGTTGAATCGTTTGAACGTGAATTCAAAGATATCATGCCCGGTATTGATATTAAATTCCAAAAAGTTGTGAGCCCCAGAGAGTACAACTTCCGTAACGATAGTATCAACATCGAGGTCAACATGAACTTCAATAACTTCATGGTAATTGTCAACGAGAACAAAGAAAATATCCGTGAGTACATTCGCCAAAACTACACCTCTCGTGATGGTTTTATATCCTGGCACAGCAATGATGTGGAAGATTGGTGCAACCCGGAGTACATCATGGAGAACCTTGAGCATAGGGTTGGGGCTCTGATGGAAGCACTTGCCCATGTCCACCTCGATACTGATGATATCATCTATTGGGCAGACAGCGAAATGTGGATTAACTATACAGTAAAGGAGACAGAAAATAACTAATAATTAAATCGTATGTACAAAGCAACATTAGACTATTGGAATCCCAAAAACGAAACGGTTGTAACCGAAACAGGTTTTCGTTACCTTGATAGGACATCGGTTATCACCAGTACAAAGGACATTGCGGACATAACCGAGATAGGTTTGTTTGAGCAATTCTATAAACTGAATAATAGATTAAGATATTGCAATGGTAGTTATTACAAGTTTCAAGATAAAGAATGGGAACAAAAGTATCAAGCGTGGTTGAAGTCAGATGATTACAAAAAGAAATCTTTTGATCTTTACTATGGCAATGGAATAGTAGATTAATTCAAATTAAAAATGAACAAAGAAGAAATCAAACAAGCCATTGCATGGTATCGCAGTCGTGGTATCGAAGCAAGAGAAGTTAACGATGCTGTATACATTTATGTAAAAAGTACGGAGGGGTATTTTATATACAATGAACATGAAATAGAAATCAGCACAGGAGAAGTGCTGTATCGTAGCGAATTATTTAAAGAAGAAAACAATGAGCAATAAAATAAAAGAAGCAAAGCAAGTTCTGAAGGAAGCCGGTTATTTTACCGACAACCTATGGCACATAGATGATGTATTGATGAACTTTAATGTAGACGAAGATACAGCACAGCAGATTCTATCTCGTGCACTACAGAATAGTCACATTACAGAACAAGTTTTTTATACCATTAACTACATAGCACAAGACGAATTTAATTTAACAAAAACAGAAGATGAGCAATAAACAATATGATGTTCTGAGTCCCGATGGATTCAGCATCCACTTCAGCGACACCTATGCTACTATCGAGGAAGCACACGAAGCCTTACAACAATGGGCTAAGCAGTATGAATTCCAAGGCTACTATAGTAGTATGAACTACGGCAGGATTCATATCATGGACTTGCCGGATTACTGTAACATAATAGAAGTAGAAACAATTAACGAATAACAAAATGAAAAAGTATGCAAGAAAATGTGATGTCACTGGATGTGGCATGAACTCCGGATGGGTTTGGGGTGACGGTGCATTTTACACATCAACAAAAGAAGTAACCATTAAAGAATTGAGAAACGATATCAGCAGCGGTGGTTATGACTTTGATGAAGTTGGTGCGATAGAATTGCTGAAGAAAACCGATGATGAACTGATGGACTATGCATGGGAAAATGATATCTTCTATTGGACCGAATGGCAAGAGGTAGATGAGGATTCATGGTTCGATGCTGATGGTAATGAATATCAAAACTAAAAAACACTTAACAAAACAAAACATGGAAAAATTTGCAAGAAAATGTAGTGCTACAGGACGTGGCATGAATCATGGCTACGTAGTTTTAGATGGCGAGCATTACTTCTCAGAAGACAAGTATCTTATCGAGTGGCTTCGAAGCCGAGATAATACTGAGGGACTAAGTGATGATTATCTATTTACTGAATCATTCCAATTGGATGAATGGTACTACACGGAGTGGCAAGAGGTCGATGATGATTCATGGTTCGATGCTGATGGTAATCAATACCATATGTTCGATGGCAAGGAACACCAAATTAAGAATAGTGTTAGTGCATCTGCTTTCCTTGAATGGTATATCGGTGACCAAGATGGACATGACGCAATTATTGAGAACGCAATAAAAAATCTTCAGAACACAGGTAACTATAGTGTTAGCGTCCACGATCTATTCAGAAACTGCTATTACATACCTCAGTATATCTGTAACGATTGTCCACCGCCCGACCAGGTTAACTACACATACGAAGAATACCAACCCGGTGAAGTAGATTTTCTTAACGACATAATCACAAAAAATAAATAACTTTGAACAACTATGAGCAACCTAATCACAACTTACTTTTTGTTCGGCCAAGAAGCTGCGGACATTTATCTCAACAACGAATTCGATGAACTACTCGAAGACATTGATGATATTCAATGTGCGATTTGCAAACACGGACCAGGCGATAGCGCAATTGATCTCATCGCAGCATACGATGGATGGGGTGGCTATGCCATTATCAATCAGGATGAGTACGAAAAGCTAAAAGAAAAAATAAATTTGCACAATTTGAAATAAGATAGTAATATTGCACAACCTAATAACAAAACAGCAACATGATTAAGACATTTAAAATCGGTGAGTACGCCATTGGCGGTATCATCCGGGTAGAAATACCTAAGGCAAAAAAGAAAGTTTGGAAAGTATCGGCTTTAGATTGGGACTCAGGTAATACGGTTACCTGGGCATACTGCTACAGCCAAGAAGAGCTTACATCTTATCTCGAAGGATTAACCACTTCATACTACGCAGACTTTATTACAACCAAACTCCGCAAAATTGAGGAGAAGAAAAACCACACTCATCATTCTTTTACCGCATGAAAAACACAATTATTATTGAAAAAATTCAAGACTCCGACAGAGTCATTATTCTGCACCTTACTGATGGCGCAGTCAAAGGTATCAATTATTTTCAAGGCATCGATGCGGCAAATCAATTAATCCCACATCAACTTACTGCCGATGAAGAGCTGACAAACTATGTAAAAAACTGTTGGTTCGATACGAATTTTGCTGACCATCACGAGGAAATGCAATGGATTCTGCCGTCCCCGGACTATGAAGAAATCATCGAATGCATAGATGAAATGATATGGGACTATGTTCATTTGCATCAAGAAATCGAGGATATGAAACAAAATTTATTATCGCTACAGAATAATGTAAAAATGCTCAAAAGCAAAATAGATATAGCAGAAAAAAGAATATCTATGTATAAATCTAAATAAAAAACACACACCATGAAAAAACTTAAAGTATTAGTAGCTTGCGAAGAAAGCCAGGCGATAACAAAAGAGTTTCGCAAACTCGGACACGAAGCATTCTCATGCGATTTACTTCCTTGCTCAGGTGGACATCCTGAATGGCACATACAAGGCGATGTATTTAATATCATTGACCAGGGTTGGGATTTAATGATAGCTCATCCACCCTGCACATATCTTACCGGTAGTGCTGTTCAATGGTTATCGCATCCGGAAGATAAACATCTTCCCTTTGAGGATCGGAGGCCCAATCCTAAATATCCTAACCGCAGACAAGATATGCTCGACAGCGTTGAATTTGTCAAAGCATTGTACAACTGCAACATACCCAAGGTTGCTATAGAAAACCCGGTTGGCTTATTGTCCTCACGTTGGAGAAAGCCAGACCAGATTATTCAACCCTATCACTTTGGAGATGAGGCAACTAAGACAACCTGCCTATGGTTGAAAGGATTACCACAATTAGAACATACTGATGTTGTAGGCAAGGGAGAGCGAACTGTTTTTGGCTCAGGCAAAAGCCATCCCAAATGGTATGCTGATGCTCTAGCACAAGCTAAAACAAAAGCAGAAAGACAAACACTAAGAAGCAAAACCTTTCCCGGTATGGCTCGTGCTATTGCCGAACAATGGAGTAAAGAAATATGACACATCAAGATATATCCGTAAAAGAAATGCTAGACTCGTTTGATGGCAAGATAATGCTCGTGCCTCAAGAAATGGAGGTAGTAAGAGAAGCATTGTACCAAATGTACGAGATTGGTTATCAAAAAGCTAAAACAGAAGAAAATGAAACAGATAGTTGACAAATTAACTAATACCGGTTCGGTATGTTTTAATCCATTCGACCCATCACTCAAACGTGGTCGCTACATATTTACTGTTGCCGGGTGGACAGAAGAGTATATCTCAGACTATACCCCGGAGGAATACATTAAGTTCCTACAGGAAGAAGCAAGTGATTATGTAGAAGTATTTGCTGAGGCCGAACCCAAAGAAAATATGTTCATAGATGTTGGCACTACTGATTCTATGTACTGTGTCACTTGTGATTGGGCCTCAGATGATTTGGAAGAGACCATTGCTACTGCTCTCAAAAACGAAGTGTACGAGATATTCGACAGCGAGTACAGCGATTACATTTATATAGATGAAGATGGAAACATAGTAGAAATAGAAGATGAGGAATAATATAGGTGATATATTGGAGGCGTTATACATACTGCTTCTTTTTATAGGTGGTCTTATACTCCAGTATAAGTTATGGGAGTTTGGCATATCTACGTGGGAAAAATGAAACAGATAGATATTGAAATACCAACCAAGCTATACGAAAAGTTCGTTGAGAAGTACGGTGGAGATAAACCGGCAACAGATCTTTTGTCCCTTAAGATTGAGCAGACAATCAAAATGGAGCGATGGCTAATAAGAAAAAGAAAGCCGGATCTCGAAGATAAGACAGTTGTCAGCGTTCACATCAAGGAATATCTGTTCCCGTATCTCAACGAGTATTGTATACATCGCAAAATGTCAAAAAAAGAAATGGTCGCTAAACTAATTAAAAAATTAAGCAAATGAAAGCAGTAGGCTACATTCGTGTATCGACAGATATGCAAGCAGACAAGGGCACATCTTTAGATAACCAGATTGCTCGTATCAAAGAGTACGCCCGGGACAAAGGTTATGAGCTCGAGCACATCTACGAGGATGCCGGCTATTCAGGTCGCAATACCAAACGACCAGGCTTCCAAAGTATGTTTACCCGGCTGAGGCAGGGTGGCATCAATGCTGTAATCGTATGGCACAGCACACGCTTTGCTCGTAACTTGAAGGATAATATAATCCACATGGCTGAGCTTGAGCATCGTAAGATTAAGTTCTATTCCATTGAGGAACCTATGTTATCCGGATCATCAGGAAAAGCTATGCGTAATCTTATGGCTGTGTTTGCCGAATATCAATCTGATGTTACCGGTGAGCATACCCGGAGCGTAAAAGCTAATCTCAAAAAGAATTATAAAGTCTATTGTCCTTATCCCCCTATTGGATATAAGAATCAAGATGGTGTTCTGAGCCCCGACCCGGAGGGTATGGCTGTGGTAGATAATGTGCTACAGATGCATCGCCAGGGCGTACCGCTGTATCGCATTGCCAAAACACTGAACGATAAGGGAATCAAAGGAAGTAAGGGGGGTGTGTTCTATGCCTCTACAGTTAAAAAAATAATCAACAACAAAATTTATGCTACAGATAGAAACTAAACAACAGAGAAAGATTAAAGAGCAAATCCTCGAATGTATGGAGGAAGTATTGGGTGTGCCTCGTGAATTGTGGGAATACAGAAGAACTAGAAAGAATGATGAGGTCACTATCCGGCACATCTACGGTTATTTCCTGCGGATCAAAGCTGATATGACACTGCAAAGCATTGCAAATCAGATGGGCCACCGCAATCACACAACCATTATTAACTCCCTAAAGCTCGTGGAGAATTGGTTAAGTATGCCAACAATGTACAGAAGAGAATGTCAGATAATTAAAGCAATCGAAAAAGAATATGGAGAAAAATATCCGGACTGTATTAGTTCACTTGTTGAACAAGGTGGATCCGCATTGGAGGTCTAACGAAGATCTAGTCAAGGCATTGACTAACAAATCTTTTGATCTGCCCACCCTCCAGGAGGTCGAGGATTATCTTCGGTCTCAGAAGGTGCGTGACCCTAAAGAAAATGCTGAACGATTCTTTAATTTTTATGAGTCCAAAGGTTGGATGATTGGTAAGAATAAGATGAAGAATTGGAAGGCAGCAATTAAAACGTGGAAGTTTGAAAAAGAAAATCAAGGTTTAATAGTATGAAAATCCAAATAGATTCCGAGCTCAACTACAAAGTTGTAAAAAAGAATTGGCCTAAAACCATTGCAGTTATCTTCATTGTTTTAGGTCTCATAGCAATCAATCTGCACCTGCTGTTCGACAATCCCCAGGCGCAAGTTATCTATCGTTACATTCACCCCACACGTACCGGTGATGTGCCGTTAACCCGGGACAGCGTAACCAAATGTTTGGTAGAGAACGGATGTGTGTTAGCAAACGTAGCTGTCGCCCAGGCACAAATAGAATCCGGCTTAGGTAAAAGCAATGTAGGTAGAAGAGCTAAGAATCTATTTGGTATTACATACCACAACTGCAAATATGTGACAGGCAAGTATGGTCCCTACGCTACCTACAATACGTACCGGGATAATATAAAATGCTATATTCACATACAAGATCACTACCTCCGGGCAATCAATGGCAGATATGCTGAAGCTCCGGACTATGTCGAAACAATAAAGAAAATGAAATGATACAAGTATTAGACAGACTGACAGAAAGCATTCAAGAGCACAACCCAAAGGCTATGCAGATTGCAGAGCCTGAAAGCAGGATTGATTACAATGAGTTCAACGCAAATATCAGACACCAATTAAAACAAATATATGACATTACGAGAAGTATTGAGGCTCAAGTTGCGGAAAGTAACCGTGCCCACACAGCAAACCGGAGATGAAAAGTTGTATCATTTCTTTGAAGATGAGTTCAATGGCATTCCGGTGCTAGCCCAGGAAGATGAGTACAAAGAATGGTATCTATCAGTATTTGACTACAATTGTAGGTTCTATACCTATCGTTCTGCTAAACAATTGATAGATTTAATTTCCTGTAAAGGCGTAAACTTTGACCAAAATTAATTACATTTGTACCCCTTAATCCAAATTATATGACAGAGAAAGAAAAAGTCGGAGCTATGATGAGCGCACTCGCTCTTCAGCAAATCAATGTTAATGAGATTGTTGCGGAAGTCATTATCCTAACCTATGAGAAGATCAATGAGATTGGTGGAGAATTCTCTCTCAACCATATCAAAGAGATTCAAACAGCTGTAATGGAGAAGTACAATGCCAACCTACAACAACCGGAACAATGAGACAATGAGCTTTGATGAGCTGAGTCCCAACCTAATCAAATTGGTTGGGACTTGGTCTCATTATCGTTCTGAATCACAGTTCGGGTGGCCTAGCAATCAGTATGTAATGATTGACTTTCCCGGAGGGCCTCAGATAATGAAGGGAATGGACTTAGGTACATTAGTACCAGAGCTAAAAGGACGGATAGTTAAATACATCACAGTAGAGAGAGAAGTTCTCATTCATCTATTTAAAACCAGAATGTACCCGGAGTGGATAGAAGACCAGGAAATATGGTATGTAGATGGAAAAGAGTTTCTCTCTAAAAGAGATGCAGTAGAAGAATTTTATAAACAATTGAAATATGAGCAAAGCTAAATTAACATTTACCCTGCCGGAAGAGCAGGAAGAATTTGAAACCGCAGCCAATGGGTGGAAGTACAAAATACTAGTGGGAGAAATTAAGGAAAAGATTAGAAGAAAGATTAAGCATGAAGAATATAGCGAGGAAGTATTTCTTGTGTTGCACGATTTACAAGAGTTTATAGTAACCACTTGTATTGATGAAGGATTAGAACCGTGAACGCTGATAGACTAATAAAATTAGGAATCGATTTACGCAACCGGTGGTCCGGCAGTGTTAAGACAACCTGCCCCAAATGTGCTAATTCCAGGAAGAAAAGTAAAGATCCTTCCTTATCTGTGAATATAGATGAAGGGGTTTGGAACTGTCACCACTGCCAATGGTCCGGTTCTGTTAATCAGTATGTGAGGCCCGAGCCCAAGCCTGTGGTCAGCTCACAGAATATATTCGATTGGTTCTCGTTACGTGGTATAAAGAAAGAAACAGTTGAGCATTTCGGTGTTTCTCAGGCTGTGGAGTGGATGCCTCAGACTCAGAAAGAACACCCGGTGATTTGCTTCAATTACTTTATGGATGGCGAACTGATAAACATCAAGTTCAAAACCAGAGAGAAGCATTTCAAGATGGTCAAGGATGCTCGCAAGATACCTTACAATATCGATTCTGTTAAGGATAAAGATTATGTAATTATCTGTGAGGGTGAGGAAGAAACCATGGTGTGGCATCAGTCCGGATTCGCTGCTATCTCTGTTCCCAATGGAGCTAGCAAGAACAATAATAATTTGGATTGGTTGGACTCAGTGTACGAGCTGTTAGAAAATAAAACAATCTATCTAGCCACCGACAACGATGAGCCTGGCAGAAAGTTGAGCGAAGACATAGCACGTAGATTTTCGGCCTCAGATGTACGGATAGTTGAATTCCCGGTATCTCAAAAGGATGCCAACGATTGCCTCAAAGCATATGGTCAGGACTTCGTTACCCGTTTATTTGATGATGCCAAGCCACTGCCGGTATCAGAGATTTCTAATGCCATGGACTATCTCTCTACCATTCAGTCCTACCACAAAGATGGTTATCCAATTGGTAGTCACGTTGATATGGCTGAGACCGATGCCCACATCTCATGGAATCGTGGCGAATTAGTTGTAGTTACGGGCATCCCCGGATCTGGAAAGTCGACATGGCTCGACTATATGTTCATCCGGTTGGCCCATCTCAAGGGTTGGAAGTTTGGAGTATTCAGTCCGGAGAACGTAGCACCACTGAAAATCACTCGCATGACTGAGCAGCTGTTGGGTAAAGAACTGAAGCTAATGAATGACAGGGAGATTGAGGTTGGTACTAAAGTTATCTCAAACTCATTTTGGTTTTACAATGTAGAAACCCTTGAGGACTACTCCATAAATAATCTACTGAGAATTGCAGAAACATTGATTAAACGCAATGGAATTGATTGTCTGTGCCTGGATCCTTTCAACTATATCGAACAGGAAGCCGGAGAAGAAAGCAGCAACGAGAAGATTGGCAATTTGCTACGCAAGTTAAAACAATTCGCAGTTAAAAATAATGTGAATGTCACTCTGGTAGCACACCCCCGGAAGATGGATAAGAGCAACGGTCAGTACAATGTACCTCGCCTTTACGATATATCCGGTTCTCACCACTTCTTCAATGTACCGGATGTAGGCATTGCTGTACACCGTACATTTGACAATGGAGTTAAAGATCCGGTAGAGGTCCACATTCAAAAAATCAAGTGGCACTTCCGGGGCAAATTAGGTAAGGTTGAATACGATTTCAATCGTGCCACAGGACAATACAGTGAAGATGGTAAATTTTATAATCTATTAAACAATGCTAATATCACACATTCTGAGATCGATATGTTCGCAGATGAGCAAGCGTGGTCTCGAGGTCAAGGAATTCAACCTCCCTCCACCTTTGAAGGAGAAATACAAACCGGAATATTTTAGATACAACGATAAGCCCATACCGGTTACATCGCATGGTTGGGTATTTGAAGGAAAAAGATGGTACAGGGAGTTCTATACTTCCGAAGGAATAATAAGAGTACAAGACATAGTTTATACATTATGATAGTAATATACGATATAGAAACATTCTCGAACTGCTTTACCTACATGGATTATAATCCTGAGACCCAAGAGGAAAATCTGTTTGTAATTTGGGATAAGCAGAACGATACCGATAAATTGGTAGCGTATTTAGAAAAACTAAGAAAAGATAAGTACGGCATGGTAGGCTTTAACAATATTCATTTTGACTGGCCTGTGCTGCATTACATATGGAATAGTGATAGGATAACTGCTGAGAAGATTTATAATCGGGCTCAGAGCATAATCAGTGAGGAGAAAAAACAATACGTAGAAGAATTGATTCCTCAACTCGACTTATTTCTACTCAACCATTATGACAACAAAGCTAGGCGTACTTCACTCAAAGCATTAGAAGTTTCCTGTGGTTGGGATAATGTAATGGATATGCCCATGCACCATACCGAAACAATCGATGAGCATAAACTGAGCAGACTGATTGAGTATAACCGGAACGATGTCCGCTTCACAGCACAGTTCTATGCTATGTGCAAGGAGAAGATAGATCTCCGCAAACAGATTGGTAAGAAGTACAAACTCAAGGTCATAAATAAGAGTGATGTAGTTATTGGAGAGAACATATTTTTGAAGTATCTATCTGAGGCCATGGGTACTAGTATCCGGGAGCTATCTCAGATCAGAGGTAAAAGAGCTGATGTGCCACTGAAAGATATCATCTTTCCGTATGTCAAGTTCCGAGACCCAAAGCTAAAGTATCTATTGGGCCTGATGAGACAGACCACAAGTTCGAGCAATTACCTACAGAATTTTGTAGAAGGTATTGTAACTTCTATGTCCACTAATGAGCTGGCAGAAAAATTCGAGGCCAACAATATCGCTGTTCGCAAGTTAGCTCAGGTTAAGAAAAGTTTCTCGTTCTCCATCAACTATGCCGGACTCCATTTGGATTATGGAGTAGGCGGTATACACGGCTGCGTTACTCCTGGGGTGTACGAGTCAACCAAAACTCATAAGATTCTTGACATCGATGTTAAATCTTATTATCCAAACCTTTTTATTCAGAACAGACTGCATCCCAGGCAGATGGACCAAGATGTTTTCGTCAACGTATACAATGACATTTTCAACGAAAGAGTCAAGGCACAGGTTGACGGAGACAAGTTAACTTCCGATGCGTTAAAACTTGCGCTGAACGGAGTATTTGGTAAGACAGGATCGGATGTGTCGTGTTTCTATGATCCATTTGTTTTCTTCGCTGTAACGGTTAATGGGCAACTCCTTATTACTATGTTGGTCGAAGCCCTTGTGGAAGCCGGAGCATCTTTATTACAAGTTAATACCGATGGTGTGACTATCAGTATGCCATACAATTCAGAAGGTCACATACTTGCTGTATGCAAAAAGTGGGAGCAGGAAACCAAGCTCACGCTTGAATACGCTGAGTATAGCAAAATGATTATTCGTGATGTAAATAATTACATTGCTGTATCGACAAGCGGAAAGATAAAAGAAAAAGGGGCCTTTGAAACCAAAAAGGATTGGCATAAGGATAATACATTCATGATTATACCCAAGGCTGTGAGAGAATACTTTGTCAATGGAACTCCGGTCGAAAAAACAATCCGTGAGCACAAAGATATATTGGACTTTTGTGGAAGATACAAGGCCACACCCGGATGGACTGTAGACTTTGTGTATTTGGATGGGACTCAGGAAAAGAGAGTTAACTTTGGCAAGATATATCGCTATCTTCCTGTTAAATCCGGAGGCACCTCGCTAAAGGTTAATAAGGATGGTAGAGAACATCATCTTTGCGAAGGATTTCAGACCGTGCCATTTAATCAGATAACTGATTTTGATTGGAATAATTTAAACTTTGCATTTTTTGAATTAGAATGTCAGAAATTGATCCAGACTATACAACCGACCCAGCTTTCTCTACTGTAATATTAAACATTCCACCCCATGGAATTGATTTAAGGGTTATCCTCCGGGCTCTCCGGTATGAATTGCTGCATTCTAGATTAGCTTTTAGCTACGATGTAAAGCATCGTTATCAGATTGTCATACCCACACTAAAGAAAAGGTTTAGAACAAAGTATAAAGATGGTTATATTGAAATGAGAACAGCTTCTCGAATGGTACGCATACCAGCACATATTGAGAACAACGAAATCTCCGATAGAACTATCGATATAATGTGTGCCTATTTAGAGTTGTGGCAGATAAATTATCGTTTATGATTTTTCTATACGTACTTTTTTCCAAACTCGTACGTACCGACCACCTTGAAATTCGAGAACAGGAATCTCCTTAGATTCCTGAACTTGAGGTGCTTTCTTTTGGAACTTCTTTACAATATTCTTGTGCATAATCTCACAAGCTACCATAGCATCAGCAATATCCGTATTATCTACGAGGTAATTTTTTAAATCTAAAACCATCTCCAAAAACCATATATCTTCGGTATATACTTTTAGGTAATCTATCAGATAAGAATTACCTCTCTCAGCCGTAATATCGTTTTTATAATAGCCAACAGAATCATCGTCCTTCCAGAATCCTTTGCCCAGGAAGATAGGTTTCTTTGCCAACAAATGTATCTTACCGGCATCCTTGTATTTCTGTTTAACTACACCACCCCGGTTAATTTCTATCATGGCTACTGCGTTATTGTAGTACTCCTGCATGAGAATCATATTGTTGACAATCTGATCCGGATCTGAGTCCCTTTCGGTATAGTATGCCACATACCTATTGGTATCAATATCTTTAATTACTATACATTGTTTAGAACCATCTCCCATATTTTTTGAGTTAAACGGAATAGGGTCAATCCCTGCAATGTAGGTGTGGTCCGGATGAGGATTTTCTAAAAAATGCATTGCACTAGATGCGTCAGCCTTTTTAATTATCTCCCCGGAGTAATCTCTCAGCAGATAGGATCTATCGATCGGAGGCCGGGATGATAAAATAATTCTCTCCTGAGTGTCCAATTTATCCATGATAACCTTAGGGAAAGCACCATGCCCACTAACCGAGAAAACTTCTTGAATCTCGAGGGGGTACTGTTTGATAAATGAGTTCAGATAACTTTTATCCTCTAATTTATCTAGCGTGTCCCGGGTCTTCAATATCCATTCGGTTGCAGCTTTCTCATCGCTATACCCATTGGGACAGAAGTTTAGAATGCGCCCTGTCTCCTTGCCATTCGCATCGAGCTCCGGGGCTTCCATGATTCCTTGGTTACCAGGAAGAAAGATAGTAAGAATCTTTAGAGCATCAGCATTATCCCACAACGTCTTAGCTAACTTCTGTCCGATAGATGTAGCTTCACCGGCACTACCACCGATTACAATCGGGGCTACCTTGATAAAGCCAGATTTCGTACTAGCTTGAGCTGATTTGTAAACCTGGTCAGCCTTAGGATGCAGCATACACTCGTCAATGAAAATGTGCATGGCACGATATGCCTCAAACGCTGTAGGAGTATCGACAGTTTCTTTTGTAATAATCTGGGAGTCCAAGCCGGTAACAGAACCTGTCTTAGTATCTCTTCTGCCGAGGTGCAGATAACCTTCCTGTCGAGTCGATACGATACCGGGCTTGGCATACTCATCGAACTCGTCATATACTACACGAGTCTTATCTTTAAATAAAGCTGTCAGACGCTGTTTATCGGCAGAAGTAATTAGAGATGTTGAACCCGGATTGGTCATTGCAATCCATAGTGGTATAATGCCACCAAACACAAACGAGAGACCAACTTCTCGCCTTTTAGTTACAAACAAATCATGGTTGGTTCTACGGGCTTCCATATAACCCTCGTAGATCAGCTCATCTATATCTCGCCAGACCGGTCTCTTTTTGAAACCCCTGGCATCTTTTACAAAGCCTTGAGTCAGAGCAAAGTAATGAGGTCCGGTTAGCCCGAAGCGACCATTGATCCAATACTCACGTTCTTGTGCCCACCATTTATCCTTCTCAGATTTGGTTGCGTTGGGGCTCAGACCATACTTGGCAAACCATTCATCATATACAAATTTACTCTTCTTCATTTGCGGCTTTTAACCCTGTCCAGGAATGAAGCATCATCATCTTCTTTCTGTTCCTCAGGGTATGCTTCTAGCTTTGCAAGTTTTAAACTTTTATTAATTTTATCTCCTGCCTGGAGCAGTTGAAACAGACCTTTCTGATAAGCATCATCTAGATCCAAACTCTTATCCTTAACGGAGTCCATTAATTGTTTCGAGGCCGACACAAGAGTCGCATAGAAATCCTTAGCAGGATCAAAATCTTGCAGTTTAAGTCTTTCAATCGCATCGTCTTCACTCAGCTTATTTACTCTTAGGAACTCCGAGAGTTTTTCTAAGTTCACTGATTCTTCTTTTTTGTTCTTCAATTTCTTTCTGAGCTTTGTTTGCCTCGATAGGATTATCAATGGCGGTGTAATACTCCCACCATGACATTAACTTCTGAAGTTTGATAACTTCTTCTTCGATTACTTGTTTATTGCTTTTAGCCATTGTTGTAAGTCAAAATTAATTAAGTCTCCTTCTTCTACATTATATCCAAGGGACTGATAAAATCGTACCAAATTTGATAATGTCAGCAGCTGATCTACTGTTGCTGTATTGCATATCCGGTATTCCTCGTCCACACCACCAATCAAGGCGATGTGTATATCTGAGGCCGAAGGAATAAGAACGTGCATATAGCCTTGTTCAGTAATACAATGCGTAAAGAAGGGTGTTCTTCCCAGACCTCCGATATGGAATGTCTCAGTAGATAACCTTGTTCTTGCCTTTTCATGGGCATGGACCTCGCTGGGTCTCAGTGTAGGTTTTGAATATGTCCAATAGATTTTCACCTTTTATATTTAATTTTCAGTAGTATCAGATAACCGATTAAATCGGTAATTGTATCTTCTGTTTCATCTTCCTGTAGGTTTTTTAATCTATTCAGTTTATCATCTATTCTTACTTTCAATTGTTCTGTGGCATCGCTCTTAGCAAAAATACGCACAGGATTCAATGCTGAATCTCCATACTTACGGTTCTTCTCTAGCAGCAACTGCTTAATTTCATTACAAGTGTTTTCGATTTCTATTTGAGTATTCATAATTCTTCTGGTGGCACAAATATACATAATTCTTTTGGAACACGATAAAAAACATCTGTACGTTTTCTGTATTGTGTATTTATCCTTAGAATTTGTTTATACTTTTCTTGAAATATAATATTGCTATCGCACATTAGTATAGCTTTGGTCTCAGTACATATAATTACATACCAGAACTGCTCATCTTTCCATTTCTCTTTTCGCTGCAAAAAGGAAACAGTATCAAAGTTGAAGTCTTCCATATTGGTCCACGGTCTGAGAGATTTCATCTCCACTTCCCACCGGTACACTTTGCCGTCTTTCTCAGAGAATAGATCAATACCATACTTATCCTCATTCTCTTGAATGTGATGGCCTTTTTTGACTAGGAATGCTTTTAATAATTCCTTGCCTTGGTTGTCGCTTTTATCGAAAAGCGTTTGAACAAAATTCATCTACGAGATATAAATACGGTTGTAATTACGCCTGTAGTAAAGGCGATTAATATGACAATCCAATTCCACTTCTTTGTCTCTACCACACGCCCGGCAGTTTTAACTTCTATCCGGGTTGTATCACGATAGATAAAGGTGTCAGGTTTGATTCTTACTGTGAACTTATCTTTGAACTTTACGATTACAATCTTTTTGGTCTCAATCATTGTATCGTTCTTGATTATAAATGAGTCCCTATACTCAGGCACAGGGATTCTCAATTCCTTGACGAATGTATCACGATATACAATGGTATCTAAGGTAACACACTTAGGGTGATTTCTTAAAAAACGATTACATCTTTTCTGCGAGTCACAGGACGAGATTGCCAGGGCTATCAGAATACCAATTCCGATGAGGATAATTCTGGCTAGCTTCACGCTTATCTTTTTCATGAGCGCAAATATATATAAAAAACAAGGGATCGCATAATGCGACCCCTTGCAAACCTAATAACAAAACTATGAAAACACATAGGGGCACAAAACAAACCCCGGTACAAATTTATATAATTTCACACGCTCCACCAGCACAGGCAGCCTGATCCGACAAATTTGTATTGTCCGAAACCTCTACAATCTTAGTCACATCAAGGCCTTGTAAGTTTTCCACAAGTTTTACATACTGCTCTTTTGTGATGGTTTCAAACGGTGTTTGTTGATATGAACCCAAATCTTCTGGAAGGAAAGAGAGACCATTATAATGATCTTGATTTTCCCACAGCCATTCTCCTACCTCTTTCCACTCATCATTTTTGATTGTAACAGTAGCAGATACGTTATGCGTATTGTTTCCGCTAACATGACCAGGCTTAATCCACTTGTTATGCAAATTTTTAACACGCTCAAGGAATTGAATAGCGGTCTCATCGCTGCGAGTTATAGCACCTTCGGGAGCAGCTACAGGAATAGATACTACCGCCTGGCTCTGTGGCTTCATTACATCGTCCTCAATGAGCTCAGGATGATAAATGGATAGGTAGGTATAGATAGCTTCATTTTTGCCCACACGCATTCTGCGGATATAATATTTGTCATGCCATGCGTGAACCCCGGAAGAAGTTCCCAATACCAAAGAAGAGGTTCCTGATGGTTTAACACACGTTACCCGGGCAGCAGGATTGATACCGATCCTCTTAGCCATGATTATATTGGTAGCTACAGCGTACTGTGCTGCCTCTTCAAGATTCAACTTATCAATAGCACCACTTGCAATACCGGTCATACCAATGCCGAGCAATGCTTCTTTCTCTGTTGTCTTCTTCCATATGCTTCTAAGGTAATGGAAGTCTGTGTAGCTAGCCTGTAATGTACCGATAACTGAGGCCCAATGCACACGATTATTCAAGTCTGCCTGGTCTGCAATATCACTAGCATTTACCTCTACCAAATTACAGAACTGAAAAGGTTGCAGAGCAATCTCACAGCAAGGGTTGGTGCCCATATTCTCATCGTTAGAGAAATAGAAACCAGGCTCACCGCTATTACTGAGTTCAACCTTCTTCCACAGATCTAGGAACATTTCTTTAGTCACCGGACCATTACGCAGAATCACTGCACTATTATTAGCCCTGCCACGCTGAGGATTTACTTCCCACCAATTGCCAAACTTACAGGTCAGCATATCTTCATCATCATGATCAAACAGGGCAATCATAGCTGACCTACGAATACCGCCACTCAGAACAGCATCAGCAATGTGACACAGAATATCATGGCAGTCAATAGACGTTAACTTATCTCCATCCTGTTTGCGGTCAAGGATTGCCTCAATGTGCGTTAAGCAAATCTTTAGGGGCTCAGGACCGGGTGCAACACCACCAGAAGTGATCAATCTCTCTCCCTTAGCACGTATAGCACGGTAATCAAAAGAGGGCTTCCATGAACTGAGACCAAAATA